CGCTGGCGGCTCCGCAATCTTTGTCTCTTTGCAAAACTCAATAGCGACATGGATCAACTGACGATCAAGAAAGAGCGTCGGACACTGCTGCACATCTGGCGCAATATCAATGCGGAACTCCGTCAGCACGGCCATTAGATGCTTACCTGTACGTTAAAGCGCTTCACTTCTTGAGGTTTGCGGCTAATCACTTTGCCATTATCATCCGTAACATCTTTATAAACAGTGACCGATAAGCTTTGAAGGTGACGTGCTACAAACTTTGGAACCGTAACCTTTTCACCGCGCTTAATGCGCCAAACTTTACCGTTAATGGCTGGAGCTACATAATCAGGTTCGTTTTCACCACCTTTAGCAACTTCAATTTCGACCTTTTCCTTTTGATCGTTTGGAGTTGCTTCAAGTGATTCATTAGCATCTTTTATGCTGTCTTTACTTGCCTTAATGGCTCCCCAGATTTCTTCAACCATATCGTCTTTTGACATTGCTTCATCAAGCTCTAAGTTGAAGTCATCAGCACCAATCTGAATAAGTTCATCTTCAGTTAAAGAGCTAAGCGCTGTTTTTGTGTATTTTTTAGCGGACATGTCATCACCTTTAAATAAGTAAAATAGAGAAACAAAAAAGGCCCACTGATTCAGTGAGCCTTTTTAATTTTGCTTTATGGATTATTCGCTTGCTGAAACCTCAACACGCGCCATCCATAAGTCGTTCAAAATCACGGTGCCAGTGCGAGTCTTCCAACCCACAGAACCACGCTGACCTAATGGGTCACCGTTTGCTGGCTTAGGATTAACTACCATTGGTGTTACTGCATTTTTACCTTTAAACGGCACTAGCGCGTAAGCGTTCGCACCAAAGAACATAATTGGGTAAACGTCAGCGTTTGCGCCAGTGGTAGACAACATATCTGAACTTGCCGCGCCTGCATCAGCAAAAGCATTGAACACCGGAGAGCAGATATAACGCACGGATTCACACTTACCAATTTCACCTTCGAATGGGGACATGCCAGAACCATATTTTTCAACAGGCACAAAACCGTCCATGTCTCGAATATCACTATCCAAGTCAGTATGACAAATGCCGACATAGGCAGGTGCAACCGGAGAAGTACCATAATTCGCAGAAGCAGCAACACGTTTGGTAATTTTTTTGGCCTTTTGCGCCTGCAAAAAGCGCGTTACCTTACGCTGTAAATCACGAGTAATCTTCGCTTTCACGCCATCTCGTGACACCACTCCGGTGCCGGCATAAAACACTGTCGAGCCTGCTTTTAATTTGCCATAACGCATCAGTTCCAGCATTTCTGCAGATTGCTCACCTAAGATATCTACCGATTCAGATAACACTGGATCTTCATGTGTATCTTGGATCACATCAGTTAATTCGATCCAGTCACCAACCTGTTCGGTTTGGATAGTGATGTCTGTTTTGGTCAATGTGTTGCCCGATGGTGTCACACCTTCAGTAAGTACCTGAGGCGTAGGATCAAGCGCTTCATAACGTCGAAACGTAATAGACTGCGTGGAGTTCGCTGGCAATGGTTTTGTTTGGCCGAATAGCTCCAAACACATGTAAGGGATGCCGCGCTCTAGTAACTGTTTGGATACATGCGCGGCAGTACGTGGAGAAATATCACCGTATTTCATAATGGCTTCCTATTATTTGCTGTTAGCCTCTTCCCACGCACCATCGAAGTCATTTTTCGACACTCGGCCTTTTGGTTTGGCCGTACGTCGAGTTTTTACGACACTCGATGGTTGCTTGGTGGGCGCTGGCTTAGTGGATTCGGATTTGTGTTTTTTGAAGTCGTCGAGCATCGCGACGACTTGTTCTGGTGTGCCGTTTTGCTGAACATGAACGTATTCTTTTGCCGCTTTATAGGGCTGATCATCAATCCATGATTGAAAGCCTTCACTTCCAACAACTGTTATTGCGTCTGGGTGCGAGGCTGTGATTCGATTAACATGTGCCTCTTGCGCTTTTTGCTGTTGTTCAAGTTGGCTTTTCGATAGTTGCTCTCGAAGTGGTTGAATGTGCTTATTCAGATAATCCGCAACTTCTGGAAACTCTTCTTCAAACGCATCAGGGCTGTTGCCAGTATCCTGCTCGTCATTAGATTCATCGCCTTCTCGCTGCTTGCCTTCCGTGCTTTTACGCAAAAGCTCTTCACGCTCTTTTTTTAATCGAGCATCATCAGCTTTAAGCCGCCCTTCCCAAGACTTTAGGCGCTGAGCCTCTTTGTCTTCGGTTGACTGCTCTACGTTGTCGTCCGTTTCTTCGGGCTCTTCCTCACCCTGATCGTCTGATTCGTCCTCGTCGCCTTCTTCTTCCAATTCGTCCGTGCTGTCTTCGTCAATGTCGTCTTCTACGGCTTCTTGGTCAGAAGTATCGTCGTCAGTGTCATCTTCAAAGTCATCGGTATCAGGTGCATCGTCATTCCACGCATCGTCGAATGCTTTCGCTTCTAATTGGTCAGCGTTTAGTTCAAGTTCATCTTTCGGCATTGCTATTTCTCCGGGCTAGTTTTGTAGTATCCAGATACAAAAAAACCCGCACATGGCGGGTTGTTTGCTGTCCTCTGGCGAGGGGCAAATTAGGTGTAACTTTGAGGCTGTAGCTCAAAGCCTTTTAAATCTTGTTCGAGTAGGTTGATGGTGTTTCGCGTATGCAGAATGGCACCGTGGTATCGATCTACTTCTAATTGAGTCATGCCGATACAATCCTCTTTCCACTTCTCTACTGATGCTTTCAATAGGTCAATGGTGAGACGCTTGGCATTATCTGACTCGTTTAGCTTTTTAACTGCTTCGCTGAATGCTTCATGCTGCTGCATTTTGAGCGCCTTGTTGTAGCTGTTGGAGTTGAGCTAGCAGCGCTTGGTTTTCTTGCTGTAGTGATTGCAGTTGGTCGGACTCTTCTTTGGTGTACAAAATATCTTCTGGCAAATCGAGTGATTTTACCCGCTCTGCGGTTAGCATCTGGCGATTTACAAAAGGGGCGTCCATTGGGTTGGCTGTTGACAACGCAAATTCTGTAAGCTGTTTGCTCTTGATTTCTTTCGCAACGAGAGAAACAGCGCCCAAGGCAGTGACATTCATATCGCCTTTTATTTCACGATTAGAGTTGAACTGCATATTCCAATTGTAGAGCGCGGTCATGGCTGGCTGAGTGACACCCATATCAAAATTGAGCGCTACGTCTTTCACTGTGATTCCTGCAGCGCCCATAAGCATGGATAAACCGCTAGCCGTATCACCAGCACCACCGATTCCTGCATCGTTACCGCCCATATAGCTAGGCATGGTACTGGCTTCGTCACCTAATTCTTTTGCAAGTTGTGCAAGGCTAAGAAGCTGCTGCGTGTTATTTGGTATCGTGTGAGCGGTCAGCGCCTTTCTGTTGTCTCCCGTATTGCCCGTTTTAAACCAAATGCGATTTGGATATATTTCTGTAGGATTTGGATTTCGTGCAAGATCAAGTACTGTTAAATCAAGCTCGTACTGTGCGCCTGTTGAAATCGCGGCATTATCAATGCTCATGCGAATAGCCGCATTAAACATGCTTTGAGTGTCAGAGAGTATTGCAGGAAGGCCGACGCCAAAAATCCCCGTTTCGTCTTTTTCAAAGTAGTAAAAATTAAATGGTCGGGTTCCGTGTGCAGTTGCGTTTAGCTCGGCTTTAATTACGGTATTACCCAACACCCAAACATTAGCTTCGAATTCATCGTCTATTTCGTCTTCACCAATACCTTCTACGCCCATATCAACTAAATCCTGCCCATCAACATAACCCCAGAATTCAAGCACTTCATACTGTTTATTGTCAGTTGCTGATACAGAGTCTTTGTTTCCGTTGATATAACGTAGCTCTTGTTCGTGCTGTTTAGTTTGGTTTTTATCGCCATGACGATTGGCGGCAATGTAGTCCTTGATCTTTTTCTTATCGAAGTCACCGCGTTTTGCGAGCTGACGAAGATCAGAAGCAAGCATGGTATGGCGCTGAATGATGTACTCGCAATCTTCTAGCGACATAGCATTCATGTCTGGGTAAATATCCCACACTGGCACAAATTCAAAGTAAGGCTTCATTTCTTCATGCTCAACAAGCGAAACACCTTGAGCCGTTTCTATCCAACGCTTCTTGAGTCGAGTTTCAAACAATGGACCTTTCAAAACACCGGTGCCAAACACATTACCGCTATGAATAACGTCTTTGCAGATTTCGCGGTATTTCAATTCACTTAACTGGTCGTCAATCTCTTCAGACATTCGCTCAACGCGATCCTCTGCCGCCTCTTCAATTATTTCTTCGATTTGTTCAGGTGTTGGCGGCTCTGGTGGCAGCTCATTTTGAGATTGAGCCATCATCCATTCGTTAATGACTTGCTCGCGTAACGTTGGGTCGATGTCTGGAACGGGCGTAGCTTCAAGTCGGTAATTTTTTTGGCTTCCTGCTGGAAACTGAATATCCATCAAGCGCGAATCCATCGCTTTCACTTTTGAGCGAGTGAGACGAATAAAGGTCTTGCTGCGTCCTTTTGCAATATTAGACACAACATTGTCGTCATAAACACCTTTGTACTGACGCAAGTCTTTAAGCCATTGATCTTCATAATCACGACGCTCACGCTCAGCGGTAGCAAACAAACCACGCACTTTGGTACCTAGACTGTCGCTTAGCTCTTCCGACACTTCTGGAGTTTCAAAATCAGTTGGATTGCTCATTAATAGCCTGCTGTGTTATCTGCTGATGCGTGATATGCATCGTGAATAATGTGATTTGGAATGTGTATTTTTGGCATGCGCTTAACCATTTCTTTGGCTATCGCGTAGCTCATAACTCGGTCGTCATACTTTCCGGACTGTGCGCCATAGCTGCCGTTTTCGTAGATAACGTAGCTTTGTGTTTCATCTACTGTGTCTTTATTTCGAATTCCGCTGGTGCCGTCGCGTAGCTCAGACGCTAGATTATCGATGATCAGCGGTTTCGTTTTACTCGTTGTTAACCAACCAATTCGCTTCATGCTCTTTTCGCCACCTTGACGCTGAACATCTTCTTCGATGTGAAGATTCGAATAGCCTTTTTTCTGGAGTGCGGTAAGAGTGGTTAAACCATGATTATTTCGCTCAACACCTAGATAAGCATTGTTGTAACGCTTACCGAGGTAATAAAGCAGTTCACCGTATCTATCTGGGTCAATGTGACCGCGCCAATGTGCAACTTGCTCACCCTGCTCATTCAGAATGTCAGCACTTGAGAAGTCTCCATGCTCAAGCCCTTCGGCAACGTCGGCACCAACTGCGTAATATTTACCCGCTTCAGCTCGCTCCCAAACCGTGAACTCACCCTCTGCATTGAGTGACATACGCCCCGTTTCGGGTGTAACTCGGTATCGAGCAAGCGGAATCTTGCAGTCAGTAAAAGCAGCTTCCGTGTGATTCGGGTCAAATACTGGACGACCAGAGAACAAGAAGGCTTCTTTGATGTAGCAAGGGTATTCTTGCTTAAACTTATCTCGGCTTTTTAACTCGTAGACTTTGTTGCGACGCCACATTAATTGATCGTTTGTTAATATGTGGCTGTACTTAGGTCCGTCTGGATGGTTTCGGCAAAGCTTAACTAGATGGTCTTCTTCTTCCATTCGCTTAAAGTCTTTTGGTGCTGTTGATCGGTACTCCGGTTGCCAATACCAAGGTACGAATATCAGCTCGTATTCACCGTTACCGGCTAATGCATCTTGAACGTACTCGTAAAAAATACCACCAGCACCGTTGGCCGTGGACTCTAAAACAACTTCACTACCTGGTACATCAGGTAATGTCTGCAAGATACCCGCGAGTATTGCGTCAGCGTTGGGCCAGAAAGCAACCTCTGAACCGTGGAATAGCTGAGAAGTAAAACCTCGCCCCGTCTCTTTGTTACCTGCTGTTGCTAGCTCAAAACCTGAATCAAGCTTAGGGAAGTTCATTCCCTGTGCTGAGTCTTTGCCAGCACGCGGTTTAAGAAGAGGATTGCAGTGTTTGTGGTAGCGCTGAATCATTTCAAATAAGCGGCTTGTGGTCTTGGCTTCGTGAGAAAGAATGAACGCTGAAAAGCCTTTAGTTTCGGTTACTTTCTTGTAGTAACGACCAGCCACATAAGTAGAGCCACCTTGCTGCCTTCCCTTGAGTAACACCTTACGCACTTTACCAATGCGCTTTAGCTGATCCTCTATTTCCCTGTGAATATGATCTTGGGCGGCGTTGAAATCAAACGATGCTATTTCACCCGCTTTGATCTTGATCTTTAAGCAGCGCTTTGCAAAAACCTGATAATCTTTGCGTAGCTCTTTTATGAGCCTCCGTCTTTCCGCCCGATCCATCGCCATAGATTACAAGCCTTCGGATAATGCTTCTAAATCATCCTCGTAGCTGCTGTCTTGCTGATCATCTAGGTTATAGGCTTGGCGCTCTAACTTAACAAGACGTTCAAAAGATTGAGTAGCAGAGTTAAGACACTTGCCCACGTATTCAAGCGGTATATCAATTTCCATCGGGTCGCCATTTGGAGCCAATACTTTTAGCTTTCCGCTCTCTAGCTGATTCCGTAACTCTTTGCCGTACATTTCAACAATGTCTTGATATTCCCCAGCACGAACGCGATGTCTTGTGATGACATCAACAGCGACATTACTCGCCTCTTCAATGATCTCTTCATCAGAAAGCGGTGTGTTTGGTTCACGCTCTTTGGCTTTTGGAGCTGCTTCGGCTACAGCTTTTGTTAGCTTCGCTTTCGTTGCGTTCTTAACTTTACCGCTCAAGTCCTTTTGCCAACCGAACTTTAACGCCCACTTACGAATAGATGCTTCCGAGCAGCCGTGCTTTGTAGAGACCGCACGGTTACTCAGTAAATCGGCACGGTAATCCGCTTCGATTGCTTCTAGATCGTACTTAGCCATTTGTAATTGGATACCCTATTTTTAAACCCCATAAGAAAACGCCCCAGATACCGAAGTAACTGAGGCGCAGACTTATGAACTTTCATTCGTTTAAGTTGGTCTGTATTTCTTTGCCGATTCGTAAGTCTGATTGGCCTTCTTCAAGCCTTTGCTTTGCAACTGATTAACGAAGTCTTCCACTGTTTCTGTTAACAAGCTGTTAGTAGATAACGAGGCTAATCGATGCAAACCGCTCACAACAATTCGTGTGGTGGCTCGCTCAATGACAACCTTCCATTCAATCTTCATAACCAACGCTAAAAGCGCTTCTTTCACTAGATTGGCGAAAATTCCCGCCACACCAGCACCTGTGAACATGCCAAAAATGGCATTAACAATTGCACTAATCATGTCACCTCCTTATTTGTGAGTGATAGACAGTAATGCGCGGTTTCAATCACACGACGAGTCCAACCAAGGCCGTATGTATTCCAGCTTTTCAGTGCTGCGTAATACATTTGGCGCTCTGCCATAAATCGTGCGATCAAATATGGTTGGCTTGCTTGTTGGGCTTTCTTCATTGTGATGGGGCCAATAATGCCGTCATCATTTACGCCCAAGGCTCGCTGCAATAGCAATTTAGCTTGGTGGTTTCCGACATTTACAGCGGTATCAAATAGTGCTGTTGCAATTGCGCTTGGTAGCTCGTCGCAACGACACTTATCCCAGTACTCACGCTTATAAATGTTTCCAGCATCTTCTAGTGTTAATAACTCGATGGCTTTATCCCCTGATCCGTCACCGTCAAGATCAGCTAGGCCATCAACTTTACCGTCTCTGCGATCAGAGATACCAAACTTGGTTTTTCCACCTGGGTCGCGAGGATCATTTACAAAGCCAGCTTCATGGATAATTACCAGCTCAAATGCTTTCTTAAAGTCTTGTGATAGTTGGCTCATAAAAACTTAACTCCTACGGTTACTGCACATGACACGATAGCTGCAACAACCGTGGCCACTTTCCAGCCGCCAGACACATAACCACGCTGAGTAAAACCGTTAGTCTCAACAGTTCTAATTCGTATTTCATGGTCATCAACTTGCTTGCCAATTCGCTTTAGCCCGTCATCTTGTCGCAAGTGCCGCTCTTCTGATCGAGCAACAACCACAGTCAATTCAGAAACAGACTTCGCCATATCAACCACAGCAGTGCGCAATTCCGAGTGCTGAGCACTTGAAACCTTGCGCTGTTCTCTAAGCTCTTGAACAAGAAGCTCGTTGTCAGCAGTCATACAAATTCCAAAAATAAAAAAGCCGCCTCACGCTACTAGAACGTGGGCGGCAATGGAGCTGACTTATGCCAGTCAGATTCAAAATTAGAAGCCAGAAACGCAAAAACCCGCAAGAAGCGGGTTTTGGGTGTAAATCTGGACTATGGAAAAAAGGTTAGTTTTTTATTATCACTGTGTCAAGGTCTTTATCGGGCATATCTATACGTCCTTGATTAACGTTATAAATGTCGGAGTACTCTAAATGAAACTCTATTTTATTTACTGCGTTACTCAAATCAGAACCAGTAGCGTCATCCAACCTGAACAACAAGGCTGTTAAAGTCTCGCCAGATCTAATGCAAAACTGTTCAGACATTACATCAACTTCTATATGACTTTCATTTGGTATAGCCAAGGCTTCAGCGATTAAGTTTCTAATGTCATCAGTTCCATTGCTGTAAGTTTTTTTTCTTTCATAGATTTTTTTTCCATCTATTGTCAGATATGCGTTGGTCACTACCGCAGGACCAACACCTTGATTCTTTATTAAAAACTTGAAGGTTTTAAGAGGTTTAATAGCTCCTTTTTCCCCTCTATTAGAGTATAAAATAGAATCCAGAATAGGTCTGATTGATAGCGAGTTATGCTCTTTGTTACTGTCAGCTACCTTTTTAGCTAGGCTGTTTGCCGCCTCCGCCGCATCACTCGCTTTATTTGCAGCTTTGTATGCAAAAAAACCAATCGCGATACCTATAGCGGATAAAAACAAACTTATCACATCGCTAGTACCAAGCCCCCAAACCAGTGAGTTATCCGCATGATCAACAAACACAGTTAGGTTTGTGCCTTGTGCCAATAAGAAATCGTCAGAGGCTTTGGGTATGTTCCAGTACTCTTTATCTACTGCCATGTTTTTCCTTGTTTTTCCTTGTTTTTACTCAGTACTGAAAGCTCATCCTGTAGCCGCTCTATCTGCTCGGCCACTTCGTGCTGCTTGTCTTCGGGGATCTCTGAAATATCTTGAAATGAAATGAGCTCTAAATTATCGAGCAATTGCTTTAGTTGTTCCATGTGCTCCTCCTTGAATGGAATGAAAGGTAATAACGGCGTCCCTACCGCTCTTAAATAATCACATCAAAAGAGCTCCTTGGCAATCTTGATAAGCATCAAAATCGCTCTAACCAATCTTTCAATCCAAGTTTTCTTTTTATTGCGCATTACTAACCAGATTTTTAACAGGGCGATAATCGCATCGAGCCAATTCATAGTAGCCTCCTAATAGGCATAAAAAGCCCCACACGAATGCAGGGCACAAAAAAGCCCCGCATTTGCGAGGCTTGAAAACGAGAAAGCCCTGCTCAATGACAGGGCTTTAGTTTGTGGTTGCTCTTTGAGCACAAACCTCAGAGCATGGATAAACTCTATATCGTAACTTAGCGGTCAACAAGACTTTCTCTTTCTAAACCTAATTTCACAGTCTTGCTTATTTGGTTCCGTACTGCTGCCAAAGTCGCTTAAATAGCGAATAAAACACCTAACTTAGATGATATAAAAAATCTAGTTGTGACGGAAAAATTAGACTTATTTTTCTGCTAAAGGTAAAAGATAGGTTGTAATGTTGATCATCATAGAGGCCTCTAAATGGATTTGTTGATTCCTTTTGGACTATCAAACACAACGAATGAGATTATTGAGCCACATGAAGCTGAGCGAGGCCGAGCGTGTGATGCTTACTGCCCTGGGTGCAAAACACCATTACTATCCAGACACCCTCAAGATACAGAGACTAGAATACATTTCGCTCACGACAGCAGACATCCAAAAGCATCAAAAAAAGCTATTCAAGATTGCCCTTTTAATGGGCCTTTAGCCATAGCGCTAATGGCAAGAAATCTAGCACCTCAACTGTCAGGGGAAAACCTAGATAATCCAGATTTGAATATACGCGTTAGCTGTAAATTATGTAGATCTGAAATTTTCATTGATAGTGTAACTATAAAAAACTCCATAACCATAAACAATGCAGAGTCTTCATATACACAGTTTGGAGCGCTTTTTGACCTGAGGGTTGAGCTTGATAATGCTTCAATTCTAATTTGGTTAGCCTATGCAGATCGGCCCTTACCAGAGATAGAATATAAAAATCTTGAAAGAACGGGAGTACTCAAAATCGATGTAAACTCTTTTGACTCCTTTCAATTTAAACAAGGCACTAAAAGCTTCCAAGACTCTGTGAAAGACTTTCTACTTCTGTATGGGAAAAGAGAATGGATTTATCACCCTACTGAAAAAAAACGAGCTATGAAAAAAGTAAAAATTAAGGCAAAAGAAAATAATCACAGCTGTGTTGTTTTCGAGTGTTCAAAGTGTAATTCGAAATGGTTCCATGATGTAAAAAAGATGCCGGAATGCCCAAAAAAATGTGCTATTCGTTATACCAAAAAATCAATAAATCAGCCACAAATAGCTTATGAAGATATGTTTTCCATTTCACGTTATTAATATTTTTAGAGCCAAAAAATGATGAGTAAAATGAAAGTACACCTTGAATGACAAGTTTAGCCGCATTGCGTGATAAAGTTAAAGATATCTAAAACAAACTGACACCCAATTAAGGACAGGCATGACCATCAAGGAACGACTCCCAATTCATAAACGTACATATCCATATTTTCTTCTTACATTAGGCCTACTCTTTGGCCTTGGAATCGCTATCGACTGGGATATAAAAATTTCTGGTATGTGGGATGTGAGTTTCAAAACTCAATTTGAAACAGAGAAAAGCGCTTGGGATATTGTCGCGGCCATTGGCTCTCTTCTTGCTGGACTAAGCACTGTTGGACTACTCGTTTTTGGTTGGTTTAAGGGTAATGAGTGGATTAAACAAATAAGAACTACAAAGCGATTAGATACTATTGTTTTAGAGCTTAACAATCTGCGTTTGAAATCAGCTGAAACAGCTCTATTTATAGAGCAAGAACTTAATAAGATAGCAAGTAATCATTCCAATAGACTTAATAATAAGCGCCTAACCATAGATCAATTTGCAAAACAAACTATTGAGCTGACAGAGCAGGTCTGGCCTCACATGAGCACAATTTTAGCTATTTATAGCTCTAGCAATAAATACAAATTGGAGTTCTCTCAGCTAGGTAAGGTTCAAGGGGAATTGATCAAAGAATGCTCTACTCTTATAAAAGAATTTTCAGCAGGAAAAAAAGACATCGATAGTCGTATGATTCTTATTTATGAACATGGCATATCTTTAAGTGACTTAGCTAGAGCGTTAATGCATTTAATAATTAAAAATGAATTGTCAGAAGAATAATACGCAGTACGCACCCGCGCACTGCGTACGGAAAGTGCGTACTTGATGTTATTCAGACTTTGGGGGTGTAACCTGCTATTTTGCAATTCCCTGTTATGACGTAACTATCTGATTTATATTTATATTTATATTCCATTTTGAATGTTGCGCTCTTACGGTTTATAGTCACCTCAACTTTTTCACTATCAAAAATTTTATTAAGTCCGATTATATAAAAGAAGTCACTAACAATAAGTTCATTATCTATTTTTTTACCTTCTTTTAGAACATAAGCCTTCTCATTCTCAGGGTCTAAAATATATTCAAATGGAACTCTCTCTTCTTTGTCCTCTTCATTTGATGGTGAGCAATCTAGAGTTAACAGGTCTGATGCGTATAAAGTATTACTTGCTAGTAGCACCAATGCTAAAAGATATTTCATGTACTTCCTTAATTATTTCAATGAGACATGATTTTTCAATATTATTAAATAAAAATCAACAACTTATAACATGCACTAATTGTTCTTTGTTCTTTGTTCTTTAAGTTTTTTTCATTTTAGCTATACGCTCCAGTGACTCTCTCGCCCACTCATTCAATATCTGCATCATTTGGTCAAATGCACCTTGCCAGCCGTCTCGTTTCCAATTCGCTGAGGCCACGCCAATACGCCACGCTAGATATTCTTGAGTATAAAGCAGCTTCGTGTGTGTAATCGGCTCTTTGTCTTCGCTTGCTGAGAACATATATGCCTGATCTTTGTGAGCGAATGACTTGATAACCAAATCTGCAACTTGAACGAGCTTTATATGCTCTGAGTTAGCGAGCTTCATACTGAGTTGCCCAGGCACCTCGCTTTGATAAATGAGCATGTCACGAATGCAGCCGCGAATGTGCTTAACGATGTGGCCCCATTGAGCCTTTACCTTCTCTTTCGGCATTGCCATGGCACTAGCTAACGTAATGTCGATGTTTTGCGGCTTGCGGCCTTTGTCGCGCTCGAACTCGTATTTAAGTACATTCAAAACAACGATACTCACGCGACTTGTGTAATAGCTGTATTCCTGTGGAAACTTCTCTTTTACTTCCTGGGCGAGCGCGTTGGCGATTTCGTTGTGATGCTTGAAGGTTGGTAACGAGTCTTCGACTTTCGGGGCCCAACAATACATACCAAATGCTTGTAAGTGTGCTGGCAGCTTCGCTATCTCGGACTGCACACGCCCTGCTTTCGCCATGTGCATAACTCTCGACGAGTTATCCGCAGGGCCACGAGTTTGGGTTTCATTCATAATAGGTTTTTGTCTAAGTAGGTTCACATTAGAACGATTAATCTCTAATAGCTGATCGTTTGCGCTACGTGAATAGAATGCGTCGTGCCACATTTGGCGAGCTGATAGATACTGCATGTTTAGGCCTCCAATATTTCTGTAATTGTTACGACCGTGGAAGCCGCTTTACGTGTTGATTTGTGTTGTCTGATAACTGGGCATTTGATGATGCAATTGGGGTTGTCGTCTTCAATGACGCCAAGGCCAAGAGGATTTGTCTTAGTGCAGACAACTAACGTATCGAACAGAGGTTTAAGCCCACCCATTACGCCATCCCAATCACCTAGCTTTGAGGAATAGCGGTCTATCTCAATTTTGCACTGCTTAAAGGGACTTAGGCGCTTGTAACCTTCACTCTCTAGCGCGGCACGCACGCTCCAACACAACGATTTGTGATATTCGCGACGCTTATTCCAATGCATCCGCTGCCACACATTAAGTAGGATCGACGCTTCTGGAATGCTAAACGTCACTTCACGACCGTATTTCATTTGTTCCCCTTAACTGCAATTAGACCGGCTTGAATAAGGTGGTTTTGTGTCTCTTCAAGTGCATCAAGAATGTACGAGGCTTGAGTCCCTGCATCGAGCACAGTAGTTCGACCATCGATTGCGTCGTGACACCCCGAACAGGCATAAACGGCCATGGTGTCGTCACACTTCATAGACATGCCTATGTTTTTGCCAACATGAGCAAGCACGGTTGTTTCAGGATTGAAATTACAATGACCTGGTATGCGTAATGCGCAATCTTGGCCGCGAGCGCTTTTGCGTATTGCTTCCGACCGTACTTTCACGCGACTAATCCCATTTGCTCGTAATACTTCATAACAGGATCACTCCAACGCACTCCACGCTCTGATCCAAATGCATAAATTAACTCGAGTAATTCCGAAAACTCAGTTTTGTTCATGCGGCTGGTATGTGTAGCCAGAACAACAAAGCCGCCATCAATGCCCGGTACCGCTTTCTGTTTTTTTAATGCCGCGGTAAAAACGTGCTTCCAATCTTCTTGGCTTAACTTCTCGCCATACCAATCTAACTGTGTGGCTACGTCTGTCAGCGTTGCCCACAGTCTTGCGTTCTGACCGTTATTTCTCTTTTTTCGACCTAATTTGAGGACAACAGGACCTTTGGTCTCATTCGCTTTAATTCCCTTACAAACCAATTCCCAAGCCTGCATCATCTTGGTTCTGAGGTCGTCTTCTCCGTTAATCTCAATCGTTATATCCGCTTTTGCTGCTTTCATACTTCACCTGCAATTCAAATCGTAATGTCCGTGGTTTTCGGGACACTACACCCCTTGCCCTGAGTCCCTTAAATAGCTTTTTTGATTAATAAATATGCGATAACCTAAATCAATGGAATTTCTAGATAGCTTGCTAATGCAACCATCATCTGAGCGACAACAGAGAAAATAACCAAAAGGGGTACATATATTGAAATATGGATTAAAAATTGCGTTAGTACTCTCTGTTCCTTTACTTGAGTCTGCCCTTTTATACTTTTTTCAGGACTACTCAATTCGTGTATTAACTGACTTACAGCCGGTAAAAACATATTGGCTAATAGCAGTGATAGGATCGCTTCTAGTACTGTCATTTGTTGGCCTTATTTATTATTTCTATCAAACAAAAAAACTGAATAACCAAATAATTCAGTTTTCAAAATCTAAAAAACGTGAACTACAAAAGCTTAAAAATCAAAACGCTGAACTCTTATCCGATCTTCATCTTCTCAACCCTAATTACATTGAAGATAAAGAATTTGGCGATGCCTTTGATGAAGCAGTTTCCAAACCGTAAAACCAATTCCCCACCTCACCAATCCGTGTTGTGAATATCGCCAAGAGCATCTTGCACCGCCTCTCGTCCAGTTTTGATTGCTGCTTGCTGTTGGGCTGGAACCTGATATTTAATTGAGTTCAACATCCACGTTCGCCATGCCGCTCGCCAATCCTTGAAAACTGAGCCTTTGGCAATGTGGTGATTAGCAAACTTTTCCGTTTCGAGTTGCCAAGGTGCGGTAATCCCCTTTTCGTTCAGCCAATTCACCATGGTTTGATCAACCGCAAAGTCTTTTGGAAACACACAAGACTGTTTGGTTTTTGTTGGGGCGTTTGCCGGAGGCGAACTCAAAGAAGTGTTAGGTTCTTTGTTAGGTTCTAAAGTGATAGGTTCTGACCCCCTATTTTGGGGGTATTTAGTCCCCCCAATTTCGGGGGTATTAGACGGTAAAATTGGAAGTATTCCGTTTTTGGGGGTATTAGATTTAATCCCCCCTATTTCGGATGTATTCTTTTTTCCCTTCTTTTTAGGCCTTGTTGTTTTTTCTAATTGCTCGTCACGACCTAAAACACCTACTAACTGATACACTTTTACGCGCCCAGTACTCCCTACTCTACGACCGGTATCGCAAATCAAACCTTGCTCAACAAGTCCTTTAAGCGCCGTATTAACTGTTTTTTCATTCAGCTTTGTGTCTTTGACCATGCGAGCTATGGAAGGCCAACAAGTGTGGTCTTCTCCCGCTCTATCTGCCATTGAAAGCAGCACAAGCAATTCGGACGATTTGGTTGGGCTTGCTAACCAAGCCCAACGCGTTGCATCTACACTCATTACTAATGAGCCCCTTTCTCTGATATACGGGCAGGATTCAATTTAAAACAAACGTCCCTAATATTTTTCTCAATTTTCAGATAGCCACCTTGCTCAAGCTCTTGGATGCACTGAAAGGTTTTGCCAAGGTTTAAGCAACACTGTTTGGCTATGTCACCAATAGCAGTGTGACAAGTGTCGTTTTCATCCGCTGTATGTGCCATTTGCGCAAGCATCAGCTTGTATTTAGGGCTATCAAACTGAGTGTTCATAACTACTTGAAGAAGCTGCATACTCATAACACCACCGCCTTAGTCACTTGCTGACGATCCAACTTTTTACATGCCCAAAAATGCGCTTTAAACACCAAAGAACATGGAGCCCAAAGCATTAAAAATGCTGACACCTTACGAATTGACTTGAAAAACATTTGTTTAATTTGCATACTAAATTCCTCAGAAGTACGGTTTTATTTGCATACAAAGCCGCTAAGAAGCCCAGACCACGAATCTGGGCTTTTTTATTGGCTTCAATTTCCCCTAGTCCCTCTAATGAAGAATGACCGGTTCTTTTTTACCCATTAATACCTGGCAGTCTTCAAGTAGATCGAGCAAAAAGCTCGGATCTCGTAAAGCCTCTTCCAAGCCATCTGTAACAAGCAGCTCCATCGCCTCGGTAGGTGTTTGATCCGTCGCACTAGCGAACGAATCCAACACCTCCGCAAACTCTTCGCTCACTTGAACTAACAAGAGCTGTGTTTCATTGCTCAAAATATCCCCCTTACGTCCCTTCTAGCTGACATAGATAGACGTTAAGATCTCGTTTAAATCACTTGGACGTAAGCGTTGAATTTGTCTCTCAGCTAAAGCACGAAGCACAACATTTTTAGGGACAGGTTCACCCCCATTAAGTCGTGTTAGCTCGGCGGTAAGCTGCAAGATTTGTCCATGCACTTCGTCTGTGAATCGAGGGCGGTAATCATGTACGTGTTGCTGATCTAGTGGTTTAGCTGCTGGCATAAGTAGCTCCTGTTTTGGGTTTAAGCCGCCTCTGTGGGCGTTTTTGCTGGTTTTAATAATTCATTTGCGGTGATCAACCCATTTGTTGCCAACTCTATTCGCTCGGCATAATTGGTTTCGCCTGTATATTCGGTTCTTGGTAAGCGGCCTCGGGCAATCCATCCGTATACGGCTTTTCGAGTAAGTCCGCATATCTCCGCTACTTTTGCTACGCGAATACTTGTCAATTGTTCTTGGATACTTTTGGACATCTTCAAACCCTTATTGTGTACCTTTTGTACCCATAATAGTTGGGTACTGACTTTTCTTCAAGCACATTTAATAATGAACATTAGGTATACAAATTTAATTTGGAGTTTTTATGTCGTCAGATCATGCCGAGACAATTGCAAAACGCATCGAAGAATTGAGAATCGAGGCGGGTCTTGAACGCAGAGGCTTAGGCTCAAGGCTGAGCGAAATAACTGGCGTCACACGAAAAGCAGCAAATAAATGGCTAAATGGTGAAAACGCGCCCAAAGCTGACCACATAAAAAAAATAGCCTCATTCCTCAATACAACGTCAAGCTGGCTTGAGTATGGAGAAGGGTTAAATAAAGAAACGACCAGCCTAGACTCGAGTAACTCATCAAATCTTGGGCACGTTGACGTATACGAAAGCAACGAGCCACTTCATCCAGATGAAATTGAAGTGCCGTTCTTCACGGAAGTGGAATTATCAGCAGGAAACGGATTTAACAGTGTGTCAGAAATCGCAACGCAACAAATGAGATTTAACCTTTCAACATTATCAAGTGCTGGTGTCGCACCATCAAGAGCTGCATGTTGTAAGGTGAGTGGAGATAGTATGGAGCCTATGTTACCCGACGGTGCAACGGTTGGCTTAGACACAAGTGACACACATATAAAAGATGGAAAGGTTTACGCCATCAATCATGGCGGTCTGTTGAGGGTGAAATTCCTCTATCGTACGCCCTTTAATGGTTTACGCATCAGATCAGCCAATCCAGATTATCAAGACGAAGAAATTAGCGGTGAAGCAGCTAAAGACATTAGAGTTATTGGGCGAGTTTTTTGGTATTCAGCAATACTTTAAAAGGATTCTTATATGAGAGCGACTTTCTTACTCTTTATAATCATTAGTTCATTCGCTTGGGGTGATGAGCCTGTAAGGATTTCTCCCCCCATACAGCAAGATACAAACGTTCCTTTTCGACTATTTGACACAGAAAACAACTGGACAAAGCTAGCCCTTAATACAATTACAGGGCAACTCTATCAAGTTCATTATTCGGTCACAGAGGACGGCTTCGCAGGAACTCTCACCATTAACGACAAAGACTTAACACCAGAAGGCAGTAAGCCAATTATTGGTCGGTTCACTTTGTATGCCACACCCAATATCTATAATTTTATACTCGTTGACCAATATGGCTTGCGATTTTTTTGGCAGGCGCAATGGAGCATGGACCCCAAAAATCGGTTTATCAAACCCCTCCCTTTAAGTGACTAAGAGCAAACAACTCAAAAAAAACCGCCCACCGAGGCGGTTTTTTTTCGCTTGTAACCTATTGATTCCCATAAAGTTATAAAAAAACATCAGGTTTGGGTACTTTTGATACTTTACACATGTGTATCTTTGGTACACAATTATTCCCATCGAAGCGGCGAACCGCTCCAGCAAAGACCACCAAGTTGCCAGGTACGGCGATAAACCATAGGTGCGAGCTGTGACCGAATCTCTCTGAGTTAGGGATAGGTGTGATGGGCATGTATAACCATGTTTTTTTCTGAGTACGCATTCCATGAGTGCGCAGCCAGAAAAACCACAGGAGGACAATATGATCGAAAACAAACCTGTTGCGGTGCTCAACCGCAAAGAAGTGGAGCGACGCACAACGCTAGCTCGCACGACGATTTACCGCAAAATCAAAGAAAACACTTTCCCCAAACAAATCCA